CATCACTTGCAAAACGCGGAATTGGATTTAAGACCACACCATCAAAGCCTAACCCCCGAGGCTTTCGTGCTTTGGCTAGCGTATTTAACAAAACCGCAGCTGGTGCAATCTATGAAATTATGGGGCGCAAGACTCCAGATAGCCCATTAGTTAAAAATCAAAATGCTAAGTTTGGGCAGATTATGAAGGGCGATCGTAAAATGGAAGGTCGAGCCCTGTATCGCGCTTATGAAGAAAACAATGGCAAGGCTCAGGTTGCAGTATTAGACGCAATTAAAAAAGCGGGCGATGCACTCAATGCTCGCGCTAGTGTGAAGGGTTAATCATGGCTAACATCATTATTGATATTGCTACCGAGTTCACAGGTAATAAAGCGTTTAAGCAAGCAGATAATGCCACCGATAAACTTTCTAAGAATGTAAAAAAACTGGCTGGAGCCTTTGGCTTAGCCTTTAGCGCAACTGCCGTACTTGCCTACGGTAAAGCCGCTGTAAAGGCAGCAGCAGCCGATGAAAAAGCTCAGAAGCAATTAGCCTTAGCTTTAAAAAATGTAGGCTTAGGCCGCGATGCAGCAGCTAGTGAAGCCTACATCCAAGGTCTACAGTCAGAGTTTGGCATTTTAGATGATGATCTTCGCCCTGCTTATCAGACCCTTGCCATTGCCGTTCAAGATACTAGCGAAGCCCAAAGACTTCTTAACCTTAGCCTTGACATAAGCGCATCAACTGGGAAAGATTTAAAATCGGTTACTTCCGCGCTTAGTAAGGCTTACCTAGGATCTAACACGGCACTATCTAAATTAGGCGTTGGCATTGCCAAAGCCGATCTAGAGGCTAAATCCTTTGAAGATATAACAAAGCAACTAGCAACTACTTTTGCTGGTGCTGCGACTGTTTCGGCAAATACTTTTGAGGGTTCAATTAACAAGTTAAAGGTTGCGAGTGCTAACGCATCAGAGATAATCGGTACTGGCTTAATCGATGCACTTACGGGTCTAGGCGATGCTGACTCAGTCGATAATCTTGCTACTGGTATGCAGAATACTGCTATCTATACAGCCGATGTTATTCGTGGTATTGGAAAATTAGCAGCAGCATTAAAAAGCATACCTGGATTTAAAGATGCAGGTGTTAAAGACTTTGTCCAGGCTATTCCCATTGTTGGATCTTTCATAAATATCCTTGCTAAGTCTGGAACAATTACAGCAACTGCCGCCGCTTCGGCTAACACTCACCTTGCAGCACTTACAAAGCAATTTCCAATTATTACTAAGATTACAAAAGCAGAGCAAGCAGGGGCTAAAGCTGCTAAAGATAAAGCGGCTGCCGCTAAGTTAAAGCTAGTTACCGATAAGGCTCAACTGGCTTTAGGTAAAGGCGATAGCGTCTTTGATATAGAGGCAATCCAAAACAATGCTGCTCTTATCAATCAAGCCGAACAACTAGGCAAGGTCACTAGCGCGGCACAAGTCTTAGCCATTGCCAACGATGTAGCAAGACTTAACATTAAGAAGTCCATGTTTGACCTAGAAGCCGCTATTGCTTCAGGCGATGTAAAGGCCATCGAATCGGCAACTGCTAAACTCAATGCTGACCTAAGGATCCTTGGTGCTTTAACTGGACAAGCGGTTAAGATGCAAGATATTAAATCAATCCTTGAAAGCCTAAAGTCTCGAGATCTAATAAACTTAGATAACCTTGACGCGGCTATTGCCAAGATGCTAGAACTAATTAGATTACAAAATCTGCCTAAGTCAGTTACCACAACTGCGGCAGCAATAGCAGCTGGTGCTGGTGTAACTTTTAACCCTAGCCAAAATGCAGACCGTAACTATGATACAAATGTGTTAGGCCTAGGTACTGCTACAATACCTAGCGCGGCATCAGCCATGCCAGTGGCAGGGGTTAATTACAACCCTAGCCAAAATGCAGACCGTAACTATGACATCAAAATCTATGCTAATACAGTAGCCAGCCCAGATGAGCTCACTAACCTCATTCAGGATGCAGTCATTAGACTTAACAAGCGAGGCGATTACATAACTACCGCTGGAGCCTTGTAATGGCACAGCCAGTAATTAACGTACAAATAAACTTTTCTACTGGCGCTAGTTTTGCCAATGCTTTTGTTTTAGATACATCGTTTTTAGACGGTGCTGATGTTTTGTCTGATTCTGCCTCTGGCCTTATTGTCGATGTATCAAATCTTGTAGATCAAGTAATCACAAATCGAGGCCGTCAGTTATCAGCGGAGCAATTTAACACGGGAACAGCCAGTGTTCGCATACTTGATCAAAACGGTGACTTCAACCCTCAAAACCCATCAAGCCCCTTTTTTCTTTTTCTTTCGCCTATGCGCAAGATTACAATCAGCGCAACTTGGCTAGGCAATTCATACCCAATCTTCGCAGGGTATATAACGGGCTACAACACCAGCACGCCACAGTTTAACGGCGATGTTGTCTATACGACTATTACAGCTGTTGATGGCTCACGCTTGATGCAAAACGCCCAATTCTTTGGCGTAGTTGGGGCAGTAGCAGGAGAACTAACAGGGGCAAGAGTTACTAAAATCCTAGATACTATTGGCTGGCCTGCTTCTCTGCGTGATATTGATGCAGGCTTGACTACATGTCAAGCAGATCCAGCAACTCAGCGCACAGCCCTACAAGCCCTTCAAACGGTCTCTACGACCGAATACGGAGCCTTTTACCTAGGAGCCGATGGAAAGGCAGTATTTCAAGATAGAGCGGTCACAGTAGGCTCTGTAGCCCCTACAGCAACCTATTTTGCAGACAATGGCACAGGCTTAGGTTACGCGAATGTCCAGTGGGTCTTAGACGATACTCAGGTTTATAACTCAGTCACGGTTACTCGTACAGGTGGCACAGTTCAAACGGCACAAAACGCGGCTTCTATCGCCCAGTACTTTACTCATTCATATAATTCTTCTGGCTTACTCATGCAAACCGACTCAGCCGCTTTAGACTATGCTCAGGCATTTTTAGCCTCTCGCCAAGATACATCTATCCGAGTTGATTCTTTAGTATTAGATCTAAATACGGCTAACTATGATACAGGCGTTACAGCTGCTTTAGCCTTAGATTTCTTTAGCCCTATACGCATTTACACTACACAGCCAAACAATACTTATCTAGATAAGACGGTGCAGATCTTTGGCGTATCACACAACATTCGACCTTCCAGCTGGAAAACCACTTGGACAACAGCCGAACCGCTGATTGATGGATTTATCTTAGATAGCGAATTATACGGTATTCTAGACACTAGCGTTTTAAGTTACTAAGGAGAAAACATGGCAAAACAGACCTTTACAACAGGGCAGGTATTATCAGCTGCCCAAGTTAATGCGCTACAGGCGAACGATTACAACACAACGGTGAGCACTAAGACCGCCAGTTATGTATTAGTGGCTGCCGATGTAGGTACTACGATCGTGCAAAATGTGGCAACTGCTAACACGGTAACAGTAAACACAGGACTATTTGCCGCTGGCGATACCTTGAGGATACAAAATATTGGCGCAGGAGTAGCAACAGTTACGGCAGGTACTGCAACGGTAAATACTGCTAACTCACTTGCCCTCCCACAATGGGGCAGCGGGATACTTTACTTTACTTCAGCAAGTGCAGCGATTTTCTTTCCAAGTGCAGGGGCTGCTGCTGCTGGCGGTGGTAAAGTGTTGCAGGTTATTATGGGAACGACATCGACAAATGTTTCTAATTCAACGATAACACTTGCGAACACGCTATTGACGGCAACAATTACGCCATCATCTACTGGAAGTAAAATTTTAGTTTTGGTTTCTCAAAATGGTGTCTTAAAAACCGATGGAAACTTGGCTAACGCGGTTCTTTTGAAATTATTTCGTGCGGCAACTGAAATTGCAAAGTTTGGTTCTTATGTTGGTTATACAAATACGGCACTCTACAATACGGTCAGTTCAGTTTCGACAGGATATTTAGATTCACCATCAACAACGTCTGCGACAACCTATAAAACTCAATTTGCTAATGAGGTAAGCGCAACCGCCGCCGTTCAAGTCCAAGCAAACAGCGCACTTTCAACAATAATCCTTATGGAAATAGGTGCATAATGACAAACCAAGAAATCACAGACGGATTACAGCAACTTGGATTCAATAGTGGCTGGGTCGTAACGGGCGATGAAATAACGCTATGGGAGAACGCAGAGCCGCAACCTACAAAAGCGGCGTTGGCAATAGCCGCGACAAAATGGGTAGCAACGCAAGCGGTCGAAGCCGAAGCCAACGCAACCGCCAAAGCAGCACTACTGGCAAGGATAGGCATTACTGCCGATGAAGCAAAACTACTACTTGGATGAAGCCACGCTTATCTAAAGCGGCCATCCAGTTAAGAGAACAATTTGATGACGCATACTCAGATCGTGACCGCACATCGGATGGGTGGATTGGTGATACCAGACATGGTGCTCGCAAGTCTGATCATAATCCGGATGAGCAGGGCTGGGTTCGTGCCATTGACATCGACCGTGATTTATCAGGGAAAGCAAAGCCTGACCTCATGCCCGAT